CAGAGGTGCAATGTAATGGCTATCTTTATCCCTCTAGTTACAAAGTTTGATGACAGGGGTTTGAGTGGCGCTAAACGTGCCCTGGCTAACTTTCAGAACTTTGCTGTGGATGTGGGGCGCGTGGCTGCTACCGCTATTGCTGCTGTGGGTGTTGCTAGTGTGCGTGAGGCTGCACAGTTTGAGACTAGCTTTGCCAAGATTCAGGGTTTGGTGGGTGTTACTGCTGATGAGATTGGTGAGCTTGAGGATGCAGCTAAAGAGTTAGGGCCTTCCTTTGGTGTGAGCGCTAATGAGGCAGCTGAGGCATTGTTCTTTATTACCTCGGCTGGTTTGCGTGGCGCTGGGGCTACTGAGGTTCTGCAGGCATCTCTGAAGGGTGCTGCTATTGGTTTGGGTGACACTAAGACCATTGCGGATCTTGCAACATCGGCAGTGAACGCTTATGGAGAAGCAAACCTGGGTGGTGCTGAAGCGGTAGATGTTTTGGCTGAGGCGGTGCGACTTGGAAAGCTAGAGCCTGCTGAGCTTGCACAGTCTATGGGTCAGGTGTTGCCTCTAGCTTCTAACCTGGGTGTGTCATTCGCTGAGGTGGGCGCTGCGATGGCTGGTATGTCAAAGACTGGTACTGATGCGAGCACTGCTGCCACACAGTTACGGCAGATTATGGCTACCTTGGCTAAGCCTACGGCTGAGGCTGATAGGGCGCTTGCTGACATGGGGCTTTCTGCTGAGGGCTTGCGTGACCAAATCAAGCAAGAGGGTTTGTTTGCAACCCTTGAAACTTTGACTGATGCGTTTGATGGCAACATTGAGGCCACTACTGAGGTGTTTGGAAACATTCGCGCCCTGTCTGGTGTCTTGGACTTGATGGGCGCAAGCGTAGATGACAACCGCGAGCTATTCGCGCAGATGACCGATGAGACAGGCGTGCTGGATGAGGCGTTTGGGATTGTCTCTGAGACTGCACAGTTCAAGTTCAATGAGGCGATGGAAACCAGCAAGGGTATTCTGCTGGAGATTGGTGAGGAACTCCTAGAGCGCCTCCTGCCATACCTTGATGATTTCAAAGCTTTCATGGATCAGAACGGTCCTACCATTGCTGAAGCGTTTGACAATATCTTTGGGTTTGTAGACAAAGTAGCGAGCAAACTTGGGGAACTAGGTGATGCCTTCCTGCCCACAGTCATGGAGCTCATGAACAATGAGCAGTTCCAAGAGAATGTGGCACGCCTTGGAGAGAACTTCTTTCTTATTGCTGATCAGGTTATTAGGTTTGTGGAGTCTGACCTAGGGCAGTTCCTCCTAGATTTGACAGGGCAAAGCATTGTGGGTGGCTTGCATTTGCTCAACGAGCAGCTGGAGCGCCTCGCTAATCTCATGTTTGTTATCAATGAGGCTATGGATATTTTCTCTGGCAAAGCACCTTCTGTGGACTTTGAGACACTCATGGACAGAGCTGGTAGCGCTATCGGTATCAGGCTGAGTGAGCTGTCACAATACTTCCTAGACTTGCAGAGCGCTCAGATGGGTTACAGTGGCAGGCGTGCTGGTGGTGGTCCTGTTTCCTCAGGGCAAAGCTACCTGGTGGGCGAGATGGGACCTGAGCTGTTTGTGCCTTCTGCTGGAGGTGGCAGGATTATTCCTAACGATAAGCTCGGCGGTGGCACTAACATCACTATCAATGTGAACGCTGGGATGGGTGCTAACGGTGCTCAGATTGGTGAGCAGATTGTGACAGCTATCAAACGGTATGAGCGCACTAGCGGTCCTGTGTTTGCGAGCGCGTAATGGCTGTCACAGTAGAGCTAGGGCTTAGTAAAGCTTTCACTTTGGATGACCCTGTGGCTGGTGTGATTGGGTCTACAGAGTTCACTATTGGTGGTGTGGAGTTTGAGGATGTGACTTCGCGTGTGCGCTCTATCAGTATTGCTCGCGGTAAGAACAGGGACTTGGATAGGTTCAATGCTGGGTCTTTGAGTGTGGAGTTCAATAACACTGACAGGGCGTTTGACCCTCTCTACACTTCGTCACCTTTCTACGGTGACATTGTGCCGAGGCGTGATGTGCGTGTGCTTGCTGATGGGACTGCACAGTATGTGGGGAAGGTCACTGACTGGAACCTTGGTTATGACCCTTCAGGGCAATCTATTGCGGCGCTTGAGGCTGCTGATGCTTTCACTTTCCTTGCACAACAGGTTCTGACCCCTGGGACTGCTAGTGTGCAATCCTCTGGGGCGCGTGTGAGCACTGTTCTTTCGCAGGCTTCTGTGGATTGGCCTGTTGAGGATAGGGATATTGACACTGGGGCTTCTGAGCTTGGTGCTGATGTGTTCCAGGGTAATGCGCTCAACTATCTGCAGAAGGTGGAACTGTCTGAGGGTGGGCTCCTGTTCATTGACAAACAGGGGCGCGTGGCTTTCAAAGACCGGCTGAGCACACCCACTACTGACAGTGTGACGGTGTTTGCTGATGACGGTACAGGGATTCCTTTTGCACCGGCTTTGGTGGAGTATGGGACTGAGCAACTTTATAACCAGATAACAGTGACTTCAGGCTTTGGGACTGCCACAGCTAACGGTGCGCTCTCTCAGACTCGCTATGGGATCCTGGAGCGCGATGTGCAGACTTTGCTTTCTACACAGACTCAGGTGGAGGATTACGCTGATTTTCTGGTTGGGCGTTACGATGAGCCTGAGTATAGGTTTGCACGCCTCGCTGTAGACATGAGCAACTTGAGCTCTGCACAGAAGGCTCAAATGTTTGCCCTGGACATGGGCAGTGTTATCCAAGTGAAGTTCACCCCTAACAGTGTGGGTGATGCGATTGAGCGTTACGGTCTAGTGATAAACATTGGGCACAGTGTGACACCTGATGATCACATCATGACTATTGGTGTGGGCTCTCTCCAAACCTCTCTCTTTGTCATTGGTGACTCAGAGTTCGGTACAATAGGGGAGAACGCTCCTGGCGTTCTTGGTTTCTAGGAGGCATGGATTTTGGCTGGTGCAGGGTTCAAGCTTTTCCAGAACGGTAGTGTACTTCTCGCCTCGGAAGTAAACACTTACATGATGGAGCAACAGATTATGGTGTTCGCTGGGACAGCTGCAAGAGGCACAGCGTTGCCTTCTCCTAGCGAGGGGATGTTCGCTTTCATCAAAGCGGATGACAAACTCACTTATTTTGATGGATCAGATTGGCAGGATTTCAACTAATGGCTGCAGGCGGATATAAAGAGTTCGTGGCTGGGGAAACCCTTGACCAGGATGAAATCAATGATTACCTGATGCAGGGAATGCTAGTGTTTGCTGGTACTGCTGCGCGTGGGTCTGCTATCACTTCCCCTGTTGAGGGTCAGTTCACATTCTTGACTGACACTGATGCTGTGGAGTTCTATGACGGTTCGCAGTGGGTTGCTTTGGAAACGGAAACACCCTACGCGGTTGTTTCAGGCACTTCTGGTTCAGCAACTTTGGGGACAGTTGTTTCAGGTGGCACAACCTACAATGTTTATGAGTTCACAGGTGACGGGTCTATCACCTTCAGTGAAGCCGGTGTTGTTGATCTTTTGGTTTTGGGTGGGGGCTCTGGTGGGGGTTATGGGGGCTCAGACAATGCTGGTGGTGGCGGTGGTGCAGGGTCTTATGTTCGCTTAGATAAATCTTTTGTGACGGCCTCTACGGTTACGGTGACGGTTGGTGCTGGTGGTGCAGGGCAACCTAGCAACACTTTTTCGGTTTATGGTGGGGCTTCTGCTTTTGGCAGTATTGAGGCGATGCGTGGGGGTGCTGGTGGGCATCAGGGTGCTGCTGCGCAGATTGCTTTCACTGGGTCTGGCAAGTTTGGTGGCAGTGGTGGTGGCGGTCATTCTTCAAGTGATGGTGCTGGCATGTTGCAGGGTGGGAGTATGCCTTCGACTGGAAACGATGGCGGTGCAGGAAATCCATCAGGAACTTCGGCACAAAACACCGGTGGCGGTGGAGGTGGTGCCGGAGCTGCAGGGGTTGCAGGAACAAACTCCGCTGGGGGTGACGGCGGTGCAGGATTATCTTCAGACATTACGGGCACCAGTCTTTTCTATGCTGGTGGTGGTGGAGGAGGTAAGCGCTCAACTGCTCCAGCAGGATCAGGTGGTTCCAGTATCGGTGGTGACGGAGGCGTAAATGCTGCCGGTTCCGCTGCATCACCTGCAAATCGTGGTTCAGGTGGGGGCGGTGGCGCAAACAATAACGCTGGGGGCGCTGGTTCTTCCGGTGTTGTGATTGTGAGGGTGGCGGTCTAATGGCTCATTACGCGAGAGTAATTGATGGCACTGTTGTGAAGGTGCATGTGTTGGCTAACGCTGTCATTACTGACAGTGAAGGTGTCGAGCATGAGGAGTGGGGGCAGGAGTTCCTTGCAAACTTGCACCGCTACCAGCCTGAGGAACTTGTGCAATGTTCCTATAACGGCAACTTCAGGGGTGTTTACCCTGGGGTAGGTTTCACTTACGATGCTGAGCTGGGTGTGTTTGTGCCTCCTGTTGTGGAGGAACCTGCCGAGCCTGAGGTGTAACAGATGAAGCTCTCACAGCCCTGGCCTGAGGGTTACAGCATCAATGCTCGAAGCCCTTATGGGTGGCGTAAGCATCCTATTACTGGGAGGCGCAAGTTTCATCATGGGGTGGATGTTGCTGCACCTGTAGGCACTGAGCTGAGAGCTCCTGCTGATGGTGTCATTGTGCATAAAGGCTCTGGGGCTTCTGGTGGGAATACTCTTATCATCAAGCACGCTGATGACCTGTTCACTGTTTACTATCACCTGGCTAAGCCTTCTCACCTGTTGAAGGGTACGCGAGTGGAGCGCGGTGAGGTGGTCGCTCTGGTAGGAAATACTGGTGCTAGTACAGGGCCACACCTTCATTGGGAGGTTAGGCGCTCTCGCAGGTTTGGTGACACTGTGGATCCTGTGCCTTACCTTCAGGGCGCTCCCTCTGTTGTGCCTGCAGCGCTCAAGGTGGATGGGAAACTTGGCAGGAATACTTGGAAAGCGTTTCAGACAGCGCTCAAAGATAAAGGCTTCTATAAGGGTGTGCCTGATGGTAGGCCTGGTGTGATGACTTAT